GAGGCATCCAGCTCACTACTACCAAGGACCTTCAATGCCGTCAGTGAAGAAGGAGACGGACTTATGGTGGCCGTTCCAAATCCCCGGGTTCGGATTCTTGGAGAATACCTAGAGGGGGATGAAGAATAGACGTGCTTCAGCGAAGTCTATACTGGCATTGTTGGCTGTAGAGTAGTAGGTGTGGTCACCAGCTAGGAGGACTGTGAGGTCCTGCGGAGCACGGAAAGAGGCGGACGATACTCCGTCGCCTGCGCCACTGATGTAAACGGTCTCAATGTCGTCGACGTACAGCGAGGAAGAGTAAGCCTTGCTGCTGTCAGTGGCACTGATGTTGTATAAGTCTGGCACGAGAACTCCTTTGTAGCCTACTGGTACGTTGAAGGTTTGTTCAGTTGATGTGATGTTCAAGTCAATGGGTGAGATTGGTTGCCGTTGAGCAATTACCTCAGGGTTCACTTGAGCAGTCTGAAATTCGCACTCCCAATCTATGTACAATGAGCCACAGTCAAGATCTTCGGTTATTTTGGAACCATTGAAGTCGATTGCGTCAGTGACTTGCACGAGATAGGCAGTACCTTGATAGTTGAAACGTTCGTTCTGCTTGACGAGCCCTGTGTAGTAGAGCTCTTTGTCAGCACGCTTGGCCAAGTTAATGACCTTGCTTGTGTTGAAGTTCCATTGTTGAGACCCAGTTTGCGTGACTCCTTGTCTAACGAGAGCATCAACATCGGGGCTGAGGCTAGGGTCATCTAAGGGATCAGTGTCTTGGTACAGTAGGAACTGGCATGCCAAGGTATTTGGCACGGAAGGAACGTATCTTATGGCGAATTTCTTAAAGCGGTACCTTTCCCATAACTCAGCAAGCTGAGTAATCCTTGTACCGGGATAGGCACTAGGTGAAATAGGAAAAGTTTTGCGAATCGCTTTAAACACCGTGTTAGGCGATGCAGTGGCGGATACCCTCCCAAGGAAGTCGCTCCCAGTGAGAGTGACAACCTTGTTGTTGATTGGACGATGGTTCGCGTTAGCCTGCATGAGGGATAACATGGTGGACATTTGGACAACTTGGCCAACGTTAGTAGACGCTTTATTGCGCATATTGTTGTTCTGGCTGCTGTTCTTTTTCTTGTTTTGTCTCTTGGCATGGCCTTTCTTGCCTGCTTGAGTATTACGGTTGTTACCTGTCATTGTTTTCTATTTTCAATCTAGACGATCATGACAGCGGTCTGGCAATACTACCCGGAGACCAAATCGGGATTACGCTTAGTAGAACACAGCTCCTTTGCCATCGACTTGATAATCGTCAACAGCAATGGGGTCTATGTATGTAACACCGTTAGCCCACTGAGACACTTGGT